TGACGCATCTTTATTTATAACAACAAATACAGATGGTATTGGAGTTTATAACGATGCAAATACAGCTTTTTATGTTGATGGAAATGAAAATTTTTCTTTAGGCGAAAAATTAACATGGGATGGTTCTACTCTTACAGTAACTGGAAATATAAATATTACAGGTGGCAACACTCTTACTTTAATCAGTGCTGCGCAATCAGATGCAGACAGTGCATATGCCTTAGCTGAAACAAAAATAACAGCTGGAGAAATACAAGTTTCATTAGATAACGGAACCACAATAATTAGTGGAGATTATATAACAACAGGCACTATAGACGCTGATTTAATTCAAGGTGGAACTATAAGAGCTAGCACATCCTTCATAGCAGAAGGATCTGGAACTTTTCAAAACTCAGATGGATCGTTTTATGTTGATGCTGGTGGTGGTTGTTCAACCAATTATATAAAATCTTCATCTGGGAACTTAGCTATGGATATTAATTTTGCGGATTGCAACATGGTTAACTTAGGCTCTCCAATACAAAGTGGTTTTTTTAGAGTTTATGGAAATTTAAGATATATAACAATTGGTACGATTTCCGATGAAAGAATAAAGAATACAATAAAACCTATTGAATCTTCGATTAATTTTATAAAAAAATTAGAACCGGTTACTTATTATTTAAGTAATTTTAGTCATGAAGATACTTTAAATAGCGTTACTGTAAACAATGAAGGAAAAAGAAAACATTTTGGTTTAATAGCCCAAGACGTAAAAAAAGCATTAAATGATTCAGGTTATCCAGCTTCAGAATATTCACTTTGGTCGAGTGATGATTTAGAGGATGAAGACTCTCTTCAATTAGAAGAACTTGAGTCTAAACTAAACTCGTGATATACTAAAACGATATCTATTTTAGACACAAAGGATAATTATGAGCGACGCAAATACAGAAGAAGTTAAGAAAGATTTCTCAGTTGAGATTAAAATCAGCGAACAGAACCTTTCCTACAGAAGTGACTTTGCAGAAGCTGAGACAGTTTTTTGGTTGGAAGCAGTAAAAGATCTTATTATTAAGAATGCTTTCAATAAAGCTGGCTTAGATCAAGCAAACTAACTTATAAAAATATGATCTAATAAGTACTATTTTATTAGATTTATACAGGAGCTTTAAATGCCACTTTCAAATTATTTACCATTCCGTCAAATAGATGAGTATAACAATGGTAACTTTGTAGCAAAAACAATAGACCCAGAAGACGTTGGTACGTTATCAAAGGTTATGAAAGTGGCCTCTTTGGCCCTTGGTTATCATGGTTCAGTTTATTGGTATAACACTAGAGCTACATTTGAACCATCTCCATATGATCTTGAGAGAATTACTCAAGCGGTTGATACTGACTCATATATTCGTCAGGCAATGAATAAGTATAAAGAATTATTCTGGAAAGAAAACTGGACTATAGTTGGAGAGAATCCAGAAGCAGTAGCTTATTTATATCAAAGAATTGACTTCCTCGAAATGACGATGAAGAGACCATTTCTTGATTTTCTCATTGAAGTTTCAGATCAATTATTTAAGTATGCAAACTGTTTCATAGTTAAAGCTAGAGGTGACATATCTGATTACTTCCCGCAAAAACTTATGCCTATTTCTGCTGAACAACCAATTATTGGTTATTACTTAATCCCAACTGAACAAGTAAGAATTCTTCGCGACAGATTTAACAGACCAAAATCATATCAGCAAAGAACAGATCCTCTAACTTATTCTCCATCTATTAAAACACCTGTCTGGACTGCTGACAGAGTAATACACATGTACTTTGATAAAAAAGCTGGTAGAGCTTTTGGTACGCCTTTTTTGACAAACGTTTTAGACGACGTAATTGCGTTAAGACAATTAGAAGAAGATATACAAAATCTTGTTCATAGAGAATTGTTCCCACTTTATAAATATAAGATTGGAACAGCAGAGCAACCAGCAGAGCCAGAAGAAATAACACGCGCAGCTGCTGAGATTGAAAATCTTAGAACTGAAGGTGGATTAATTCTTCCATTTAGACACGATATAGAAATAGTTGGATCTGGTGGACAAGTATTAAACGCGCAACCATATCTTGAGCATTTTAAGGAAAGAGTTGCTGTAGGCCTTGGTCTAGCACCGCATCATCTTGGAATGATGATGAATGGCGGAAATAGATCAGTAACCGATAGATTAGACGTAGCTCTTTATGACAAGGTTAAGCAATACCAAAAACAGTTTGCTGAGATAGTTAGAGTTAATGTCTTTAATGAATTATTGTTTGAGGGCGGATTTGATCCGATTAAGAATCCAGTTGAAGATGGCTTGTCAGATCGTTGTTACTTTAAGTTTAATGAAATTGATGTTGATACTCAAGTTAAAAAAGAAACACACGTTATGCAAAAGTATACTAATTCAGTTATAACTTTAGATGAAGCTAGAAAAGAATTAGGACTTGATCCACAAGCTGATGAAGATAAGTTGTTTGGTTCAGTGCAAGCTAGAGTGCAGATGGATATTGCTGCTCATCAAGCTGATATGCAAGCTGCAAACGCTCCTGCGCCCGCGGGAGGACAGGCTAGTAAGCAGAATGAAAAACCAGCTGGAACTAGAAATCTTCCAAGTAAAACAAAAGGTCCTGGCAACATAATAAGACCTACTAATCAACAAGGAACAAGAACATCTCCTAATATCAAAAGAAATGATCTTTCTTGGTTATCAGTAGTTGAAAATCTTTTGGAAAAAGACTATACTGTAATATACACAGATGAGAATTCATCAGATATTCCAAAGGATGAAAATGAGCTTAATGATTAACTCTGATATTTCAAAGCAGTTCTTGCTTGAAGAAGATGCAATTAAAGGTTTTAAAAAGGCAGTAGACAATAATCAGCAAAGACTTGCAATGCAAATCTTGACAGAAATCATCGATGCTTTTATGGAAGCATTTGGTGTATTGTTTGAATCAGAAGAAGACGCTGAAGAAACTACAGTTGAAAATGTAGAACCAAAGATTGAAGAAGTAAAAGAAGAAAAGAAGCCAGCAGCAAAAAAGGCTGAAGCAAAAGAAGAAAAAGTACAAACTGAAGAAAAATGAAACTAATAATTGGCTGTCCAATTTATAAAAGAGATTGGATTTTACCTCAGTGGATTAGATGTCTAATCAATCAATCTATTGATATGAAAGATATTGGATTTATTTTTGAAACATCTCCAAATGATTTTTCTACGGTTAATTCTCTTTTAGCTTGGAAAAGAATAGATAATAGATTTCCATTGTTTGAAATCAATGAAAGAAATGACATTGAGCATTTTGAGCACGAAAACAATGGAAGACAATGGACAATGTCCAAATACCATAACATGGTATCTTTAAGAAATTCTTTACTTAAAAAGGTAAGAGAGTATCAGCCAGATTATTATCTAAGTTTAGATTCAGATATTCTTTTAGAAAATCCTAATACAATAGAATTATTGATAGCTCATATAAAGGACGGAGCAGATGCTGTAGCCCCGTTAATGTTTATGACTCCAGATACAAATAAGTATCCAAGTGTAATGAGCTGGAAAGACTCAGACTTGGAGATGGCATATAGAAAAGAAAAATATCCTTTAGGAACATATTTTGAGTCAGATATAATAATGGCTGCAAAGATGATGTCTAAAGATGTTTATAATAATGTTGATTATGAATTCCATAAGCAAGGCGAAGATCTTGGCTGGTCGAGAAATGCAACCAGAAAAGGCTTTAAAATGTATTCAGCATCTTATATATATGCCCCGCATATAATGGCACCTTTTTTGCTTCAGAACCATTTGACTTCTGGAGATCCAAGAGGTAATATTAATACATATGAAGTCTAATAAAGTATGATATATTTGTATAAGATTGTTTAATCTTATAAAAGTTAATTTACTATATAGATGATCAGTAATAAAGGATAAAAAATGGCTTTTGAATTTGTAGAAAACTTTACCATCGAAATGCCTAAGTTTTCAGAATCAAATTATAACTTTTCTGAATCTTTTGACGCAAAACAAGGTTTAATTATTGAAGTAGCCGCAATTCACGAGCGGATTAACTGCCAATTATAATAACTATTCTGCAATAGAGCTAGAAAAAGCTCTTCAGTCTTGGGTTGATCCATATCCAAAGCCAATCATTCTTAATCATGATTTAAACTCAGAGCCAATTGGTAGAGTTATGGCAGCTAGAATGGACAAAGAAGAAGACGGTTCGTCTTTTGTTCGTTTGCAAATAGCAGTTACTGATCCAGTCGCAGCACAAAAGATTGCAGACAAGAGATACATGACAGGTTCAGTTGGTGGTAGAGCCGGTAAAGCCGTTTGCTCGATATCTGGTGATGATTTGGCATCCGAAGATGACAATGGCAAGCCAAGAGTAGCAAGATATAAGAGAGGCAAAGTTTATAAGGGCAAGATGGCTTTTGTAGACATGCAGGATATTTCATTTAAAGAATACTCGTTTGTTAATCAACCAGCAGATCAAAGATCTGGCGTTAGAGGATCAAAGACAACTGATGGCAGTGCACCTGTAGCAGACTCAGATAACTGGGTAGCAAAGAGTGCAGCTTTTGTTCTCCACATGGATAACGAAGATATTGTGTCAATAAATGAAAATGAATCAATCTTGAAAAATATGAAGAAAAAAGAATCTAAACCAGTTTATCTTCATTTAAAGGGAGCGTTTTTGACAGCCCTTGCAATTCAGGAGAACGAAAATGTCAATAACGAAAGGGTCTCATTACTATCTAATGAAGACTCTATTGAAAATAAATCTGAGGAGAATCTTAAAATGAAAGATGTTGCAACTGATGACATCCTCGCTGTAACTGAAGAGCTTAGCGAAGACCTTTCAATTATTACTGCAGGTGGATCAAAAGAAGAGCCAGCAGAAGAAGCAGCAGCCTCTACAGAAGAAGTAACCCCTGTAGAAGAAGCAGCTCCAGTAGCAGAAGAACCAACAGAAAAATCAGCTGATGAAACAGCTGAGACAACAAACGTTGAATCAGACGCAGAAGAAGTAAAATCTGTTGAAGAACAAAAAGAATTAGTCGCAGTTGAGTCGGATGACGAATTAGCAAAAGCTAAAGCTCGCATAGCCGAACTTGAAGCGCAAATCGCTTCTGCAGTTCCAAACGCAGAAGAAAAGTCTACAGAAGTTCCAGAGGCAACAGAAGAACAGAGTGAAGAAGCAATTGTTGATTCTGTTAAGGCTGAAATTTCTGAAGAAAATAAAGAGACTGAAGGAACAGAAGCAGAGCTCACTAGCGAAGAAGTTGCTCCTGAGCAAAATGCCGAAGATTCAGTCAATAAACTTCAGGCTCTTGAAGAAGAAAACCAGAAGCTTAGAAGTGCATTACATAGAACTCTTGCTGAAAGAGTTGTAGATTCAAAGATTGCAATTGGTATTGAATCCTACGAAACTAGAGAAGAACTAATAGCTGATCACGTTAAGCGTACAGCTTCTTCTTTGGCCGATTCTTTAAGAGATCTTGCAAGCATGCCAGCAGCTAAAAAAGCAAAGGCAATCTTGCCAGAAATTAATTCTGAAATCGAAGCTAGCGAGAATGAGACAGGCGTCATAACTCTTGATAGAAAAGATGAAGAAAAAGAAACAATGGAGACAGCACCAATTGAGGACATCTTTGTAGATGCTCTTATGGGCCGTCGTAAACTTTAATCAAAATACTTTAAGGAGATAACTAAAAATGAGTTTAGCAAAATTTCGTAAAGTTGGAACCAAAACAGGTGCAGGTCGTTTCGTAGTTTCGCAGGGCATTGCCCCAGCAGCCTACTTGCTGACACACCCAGGTCTTCCAACATGGTACAGCGATTCGGAAGATGACCGTTTCGAAGTAGTAATTCCTAAGGGAACAATCCTTTCGGTAGTTGCTGATAGCAATGGAGATGCACGTGTAGTTCCTGCAAACGGAACATCGAGCAGCCAGTCTTGGGGCGACAACATGCCTACAAGCTGGGATCCATTGGCTGGTGCAACTCCAGCTTATTCATCGGGTGCAACTGACACAGTAACTGTAGCAGCTCGCTCGATTCCTGTTGGTGTTGCACAGTATGACCTCTATCGTCCATTCGATAAGGGCACATCACAGGGTGCAGGTTTCATTACCCATGGATATGTTGAGTATCCAATGGTTACTGGTATAAACGCAGACGTCACAATTGGTTCGGTCGTAAGATCAGACAATATGGGCCGTCCCGTACTGGCAGCTGCTAGCGATTTCTATAACTCGTCAGCAGTCTATTCTTACCTCCAGGTTGGTAAGGTAGTGGAAGTAGAAAAGTTTGCAACCAACTTTGATGATGGTCTGCTTTCCTACATGCAATTGCCGTCAGACCCAGGTGCTTTGAAGACTGTATACGAGCTTACACGCTCGGGCGCATTCTCGGGCAAATTGGGTATACGTTCCAACTTGGACGTTACAAATGTGATTGGTGCATTCCGCGTCAATCTCACACTTTAAGAAAATAATAGCAGGAGGAAAGATCCTAAGATGAGTAAGACAATCCAAGAGCTCCTCTCGGGTCTCCCAGCATGGGAGACTGTTTTAACCGAGGATGGGCACATCGATGAAAACAATAGAGTGACCATCAAAGAGGCTTTTGCATCACCAGATGCAGCAGCACTTTTTCCGAAGGTCATCTCTCGTACACTTAGAGAAGCAGCAGAGCCACAGTTACTCGTGACTCCATTGCTCTCGACAGTGCGCCTAGGAAAGGGACGCTCCTTGGAGTTCCCAGCCGTAAACGCAATTCAAGCAGCTGAAATTCCTGAAGGTCAGGAATACCCAGAGCAGGCACTCGCATTTGCAAAGCAGATCGAAGGCAAAGTTTCGAAGAAGGGCGTTAAGCTCTCTTTCACAGAGGAAGTCATTGCTGACTCACTCTGGGACATTGTCGGACTTCATGTTCGTGCAGCGGGTCGTGCTATGGCACGCTTGAAAGAGCAGATTGCTCTGTCACGTTTCAAGGACGCAGCTACAATTGTATTTGACAACGACAGTGGTTCGTATGATGATACAACAGGCCGCGGAATTGATGGCGCATTCAATGACACACTCCACTGGGATGATGTTATTGATATGGCAGCAGTCCTTATGGCAGAAAATCATATTCCAACAGACTTTATCCTCCACCCATTGATGTGGTCGGTATTCTTGAAGGATGCAATTTTCCACACTGGTGGTTCGGCTGCAGCTGTTAATACAAGCTGGGGCTACCGTCCAGACTCGCCAAGTGGTGCGCTCAATTCAACAGCACCAATGGGTCTGAACGTAATTGTTACACCATTCGTAAGCTTCACCGCAAAATCGGGAGCAACACCTGCTAAGTCAGATGTGTTCTTGATTGACCGCAATGAAGTTGGAACCCTTCTCGTCAAGGATGAAATGAGCACAGATCAGTTTGATGATCCAACTCGTGACATCCGTCAGATGAAGATGAAGGAACGTTATGACATCGTAATGCTCGGTGACGGTGAAGGAATCACAGTTGCTAAGAACGTTAACCTTGCTCGTAACTACGAAGTTCAAGTTACCAACGAGGCAACAATCTAATAAGCCTTAGGGAAGCTATAGTTACGAATCCCTAGAGAGTGGGGGGTGTGAGAGAAATCTCCACCCCCTATTTTCATATTTACGTTTTGTTTATTACTATTATCATTAACTGTTAGTGTCGGAGATTATTAGTGGCTTTATTTCTCGTTGATCAAGCAAAAGTGGGTCTTTATAGTGTTTCTATAAAGTTTGGTAGAACCATAAAGATATCTTCTTTAAAGAATGAAAATTTTAAAGTATATAGAGATGCTGCTACGCCAACGCAAGTAACAGCACCTTTTGAAATAATAAATACAATCAAAGATTATAATCAGATTTCTAGAGTTATGAGCCTTTATTGGAAGGCTACTCTAGTTGATGGCGCAAATTATTATATTCTTGTTGAAAACATAGTTGATTCAGCTGGATCAATAATACCAACAGAAAAAATAACTTTTACATACGTATCTGCAGCCACTCCATCTGAA